TTTGTCTGTTACGACCGACACTGCCGCGAATAACGTGGATGTGGATGTCGAGCAGTATTTCGCATATTAATAAAGTTTTATTCCTTTCACACTCGGAATCCTTCCAATAAACCAGGTGGTCCTGGTCTCCAGGGTAATAATAGTTTTCCTGGAGACCCCACCGTTTATTGCGGATTCCTGTTTTTTTAACCGCCAAAATTTTGGCGTGTTGCGTTGCGAGGTTGCGCGCCCAAATGGTTTTGATCAGGTTGGATCGCGAACCGTCAATCATTCCTATAATGACAGGTGACCGAGGAAAGGCTTATTGCTGGACGCTGAATAATTACACTGATGAGGAGGTGATGGAGTTAAGAACACTGGGTATGCACCCAGATGTTCAATACATCGTATGGGGACGGGAGATCGGACCTGAATGTGGAACACCCCACCTTCAGGGGTATATTTTATTCAAGAATAAGAAGAGGATAGGCGCTGCTAGGGCACTAATGCCCCAGCGAGTCGCCAAATTCGCTTTACGCAAAAAGTCGCACCACGAAGCTCGCGACTATTGCAAAAAGGACGGAAATTACGAGGAACTCGGCACGGACCCTTACCCAGGAGAGGGTAAGGCCAAGCGGTCCGAGTCGGATATTGATTACGACGCGGTCATAGCGAGCATCGCGGAAGGCAAGCCTCTTAAGGAAATCACTCAAGATTTCCCAGAGCTTGCACTTCGCTCCTTCGCCTCTCTTAAGGCTGTTTACGGCCTTTTCCAGCCGGTGTTTCAGTTTACGCGATTTAATGGTCCTCATGGGGCACACTTTCCGTATAATTGGGATCGATCAAAGTCCTTAATATTGATCGGGGAACCGGGAATTGGCAAGACCCAATGGGCTCTTTGCCAATTTGAAAAGCCGATGTTGTGCCGCAATCTAAATGCTCTCCGAGCATTTGATGCCAACATCTTCGACGGGCTGGTAATCGACGATTGTGATTTCACGGGACGACCAAGGTCGGATGTCTTGAACATCCTAGAGGTCGAGCAACCCTGCTCATTCAGAGTGCTCTATGGGGTTGCGAGCATCCCTGCAGGGGTGCCCCGCATCTTTTGTTTTAATCCGGGGTACGAAGGGATTGAGTTTAATGATCCGGCTGTTAGGAGAAGATGTCATATCGAGAGGATTGTCAATTGGTAATAAAACCCTAATCCCTAAACCCTAACGCTTCGCGATTGATTTGCACACAAACCACTCGGGAGGCGGTGGTCGGTGCGGCTACGCCTACACGTGCACGTTCACACGTACACAGGAGTTTATAGGGGTGCCGAACATTACCAAAGTTTTTTTTATTTTCTAAGTTTCCCTCCCTCCGGGCCTCCCTCCTTTCAATAGGTTCTTCTTCTCTTACGGTGAGTATAAGCACGGGGTCTTCGTCTTGCATAGCTTCGAACAGGAGCTCTTCTTCGAACAGTGCGGCGTAACGGCATTTTAAAAAATGGTGGTTGTGCAAGACTACCACTCAGGCGAGTACTACACGTCCTGGGGGCCCGTGTCAAGGAGTCGAGGAAGAAGAAGCAGGTCTGTATCCCTATGGGATGCAGGAAGGGCTGTAGCAAGCTACATCACTCCAGGGGGGTTGTTCAACGAGATGCGAGATAAACGTCAAAAAATTCAGGATGATCTCAACTATGATTTTTATAAACGCATCTACGGGTTGAATTTTGATCCAGAGAATCCGTCGGTTCCTCTCGGGGGGCCGAATAGGAATCCCACCGTAGAAAGGCCGACAGTACCGGCGGTTACAGACGGCGGCGGCACGGATCAAAGTGTAACTCCGATGGGAAAAGGTATAGTGTCGCACTCCGCGCAACACTGTTGTGTGGATCTAGGAGGTTTTCCTATTCCAGAAAAACCCTTCACTCATATAGACTCTGGGGAATTGGGACCGAAGAATTTCTTTATCCAATATCATCAAGAGTTGAAAGAGACGGCAGCTAACAAGACGCTGTTTGTTACCCTTGCCGAACCCAAAATTCTAAATTTTGGGGGAACAAGCAGCTCTCCCATTCATACATGGGAAACTGCTGATGGGGTTAACGCGGTGCATGGTGCCGGTTTTAACAGCACCAAAAAGCTGCAGGACGCGTGGATCAAGCTGGGCCTTTGTTATCCGACGTATGATTATACGACCGGTAAGGGGTGCCGGATCCAAACGACGCAAATCGTGCGATCGTTTTGCAGAATCAGTATATCGAGTTTAAATTTAAAAATTTCGGTGAAGCAAGTGCAACACCAAACGACAGTCCGCTGTTTCTAACGATATACGGTTATCAGTTCACCAAGGATATTTACAGCACTGGTATCAGTGCTACTACTCAGGATAATTATCAGTTGGATTACGCGATATTAAACGGCTGGCAGTCGTACTTCGACGGTGACACTGCCACCACGAATTTGGAAAGGTCACGCCTACAGCCTTACGGAATTAACGTTTCCGAGAACATGTTTCTCGAAACGAACTGTAAGTGCATCGGCGTCCTTAAGAATTGTCTTGCAATGGGGCAAGAGGGAACGGCTCGATTCATGTTGAAGGAGCCGCAATATTTGACTTTCAGTCAATTTGCGCGCTCTCAGCCTATGAATCCTACGGGGTACCGTAACATCATTTATCGAAAAGGAGAAATATTCTTCTTCGTTAAGGCACACGGAGGTCTCCAGGGGACGACCTCCACTACTGGGGTGCCTACATCTGTTAGGATGCAACAGGTTAATTTTGCCTGTTACACCTTGAGTAGGTGGGAGTTTCGCGAGGTTCTTCGGTCAACAAAGAATCCAAAATATTCTTTGTCTGTTACGACCGACACTGCCGCGAATAACGTGGATGTGGATGTCGAGCAGTATTTCGCATATTAATAAAGTTTTATTCCTTTCACACTCGGAATCCTTCCAATAAACCAGGTGGTCTGGTCTCCAGGGTAATAATAAGTTTCCTGGAGACACCGACGGTTTATTGCGGATTCCTGTTTTTTTAACCGCCAATTTTTTGGCGTGTTGCGTTGCACGGTTGCGAGCCCAAATGGTTTTGATCAGGTTGGATCGCGAACCGTCAATCATTCCTATAATGTCGGGCGACCGAGGAAAGGGTTATTGTTGGACACTTAATAATTACACTGATGGGGAACTGATGGAGCTTAGAACACTGGGTTTACACCCAGATGTTCAGTACATGGTGTTTGGACGCGAAGTCGGAGCCCTCTGTGGGACTCCTCATCTGCAAGGATATATTTTATTCAAGTCGAAAAAAAGGATCGGTGCAGCTAGGGCACTCATGCCCCAGCGAGTTGCTGATTTTAAGTTACGTCGAAAGACGCACAAGGAAGCACGCAACTATTGTCAGAAGGACGGAGATTTCGAGGAGTTTGGAACGGACCCTTACCCAGGAGAGGGTAAGGCCAAGAGGGCCGAGTCGGACATCGATTACGACTCGGTCATAGCGGCTATTGCCGATGGCAAGCCGCTTAAAGAGATTACGGAGGAATACCCGGAGCTTGCGCTCCGGTCGTTTGCGTCCCTTAAAGCGGTTTACGGCCTCTTTCAGCCGGCCTTTAAATTCACCCGCTTCAACGGGCCTCATGGATCGCATTTCCCCTACGATTGGGATCGTACAAAGTCTTTGATTTTAATCGGGGAGCCTGGAATAGGCAAAACGCAGTGGGCGTTATGCCAATTCGAACGGCCTATGTTGTGCAGGAATCTCAACGCACTCCGCGCGTACGATTCCAATCTGTTTGATGGATTAGTCGTAGATGATTGTGATTTCACGGGTCGACCGAGATCGGATATTCTAAATATCCTAGAGGTCGAGCAACCCTGCTCTTTCAGAGTCCTTTATGGGGTTGCTAGCGTCCCTGCAGGGGTGCCCCGTATCTTCTGTTTTAACCCGGGATACGAGGCTATAGATTTCAATGATCCTGCTGTGAGACGGAGATGTCACATCGAGAGGATTGTTAATTGGTAATAAATCCCTAAACCCTAAACCTAAGCTTCGCGATTGATTTGTACACAAACCACTCGGGAGGCGGCGGTCGGTGCGGCTGCGCCTACACGTGCACGTTCACACGTACACAGGAGATTATAGGGGTGCCGAACATTACCAAAGTTTTTTTTTTATTTTCTAAGTTTCCCTCCCTCCGGGCCTCCCTCCTTTCAATAGGTTCTTCTTCTCTTCCGATGGGTATAAGCACGAGGTCTTCGTCTTGCATAGCTTCGAACAGCAGCTCTTCTTCGAACAGTGCGGCGTAACGGCATTTTAAAAAATGGTGGTTGTGCAAGACTACCACTCAGGGGAGTACTACACGTCCTGGGGGCCCGTGTCTAGGAGCCAAGGAAGAAGAAGTAGGTCTGTATCCCTATGGGATGCAGGAAGGGCTGTAGCAAGCTACATCACTCCAGGGGGGTTGTTCAATGAGATGCGAGATAAACGTCAGAAAATTCAGGATGATCTGAACTACGATTTTTATAGACGCATCTACGGGTTAAATTTTGATCCGGAAAATCCATCGGTTCCTCTCGGGGGGCCAAATAGGAATCCCACAGTCGAAAGGCCGACAGTACCGGCGGTTACAGACGGCGGCGGCACGGATCAAAGTGTAACTCCGATGGGAAAAGGTATAGTGTCGC